TACAAAACCGCTTTGTATGTCAAGTGCAATATCGCACTAAACTGTGGATAATCTGTGCAAATCTCATTTATCTCCAGTGTTTACGCGGGTGAAAATCTTTACCGGTGATCGTCTAGACGCTGCTGATGTGTGTGCGGGACAGGGGTACTGCATAGCCCTGGCACTCACTACACGGGCACACTTGGGGCAGGGACGCATGATAGGAGGTCTCCCGCCTTTGCGCCCCAGGAAGCTCATCACCGCCGATACGGTTTTATCGTCCATAAGCAGGATTGTATGCACATAGCTGCTTTGTTGTCAAGGTGTGCTATAAAAGGGAAAGCGCGCTATAATCACGCTCAGGAGATACAGGTATGCCAGCAGGACGCCCAACGCTTTATTCTGTCGCACTTGCAGATTTTGTGTGCGATAGGATAGCTACGGGTGAGTCTGTGCGCGCTATTTGCGGAGATGCAGATATGCCCAATGCTGGGACCGTGTTTGATTGGCTCCGCAAATATCCAGATTTTGCCGAGCATTACGCACGCGCGCGAGAGCAGCAGGCCGAGAAATATGCCTCTGAAATCATAGAGATAGCCGATGAAACGCCGACGTGTGCGGTGCCCGATCCTGATGGTGGAGTGAGTGTACGTGTGGATGCGGCGGGCATCCAGCGCAACAAACTGCGCGTCGATGCCCGTAAGTGGATTGCTTGCAAGCTGCTGCCTAAGGTATACGGCGACAAGACGGCCATTACTGGCGACGGTGGCGGTCCCTTGCAGATCATCACGAGCATCCCTAGGCCACCTAAATAGTGATATGATATTGATATGAAGTTAAGGCCGCAATTCCAGTTGAGATTTCGAGATGCTGAGCAGTTCATGGCAATTAAGGGTCTTGCTACCGCGTCTGGAATTCCGATAAATGAGTGGCTGCTTCGGAGGATTGAGAATGCTGACGTACGAGGAACAGGAAGCGATGCGGAAGGCGGCAAGGGACGAAGTAGGGACGGAACCTCCCTGCCCGTTCTGCGGAAAGCCAAGAGTAAGCCGGACAAGCTATATCCGGTGCAACCCGTGCGGGGTGAACTGGTCGCCTGCGGAGGGGGAGGACATAACGAAAGACCCTCGCCTGAGCCGCACCAAGATCACCGCACATACAAGGCCGGAGAGCAACGATACTGCCAAGACTGCGCGGAGTTTTATTGAGGAGCAGCAATGAGACGCTATATTATGCTTTTGCTTGTCTGCTTGCTCTCTGCAAGTCTTTCAGCACAACACGCCATTGGCCCAGAGCCGCGTGTTCCAGCGAGACCTGTTCCCCAGCCGTCGAATCATGCGGTGATATACGCCACCGTGAGCGCGGCGGTAGTCGTTGGGGCAGTGCTGGTGATCGTGCATCACAGGCACCATCGGAGGCATAGATGAGGGAGCTATTTGACATTATCGGCACAACGCTACTTGTTTGGTTTGGGCCTTTGGTACTGGGAGATGTACACTCACAGGTGAGGTGATTTATGCCAGCCTACAACACCCAGGCAATGCCCACTCCTAAACCGGCGCTCTACACCGGCGACCAGATCGCTTTGGTCAACAATGCGGCAGTCGATGCCGGCATACTGGCTACGGAGCAGATAGCCATTGCCCCAGCGCCAGGTGATACGACAACCTACTGCACGGTGTTCAACGGCACCAACCAGGCCGTACAGATGCAAGCTGCCCCCTCGGATAGCGCGGCGCTGTATGTGTCTCTTGGGTCGTCTATCGCAGCCGGTGCGCTCGCCACGATCTCTTGCGCTGTGCCATGGGTACGCGGCCTGTTCGCCACGGCTCCCACGTCCGGCTCACTCGTCATCTACCACGGATAGGCTATGGACACAGTAGAGCGTGACGAGATATACGCCTGGGCGATCAACGCGCTCCGAAGTGGGGCGACGATTGATTCTCTCCGCGAGGAGATTGAGGCCGCGTACCGCCACGTGGAAGGCATGAAGCAACGGCCTATTTTCTCAGGCATCTATCCAGATAAGGAGGTTTAAGGGTATGGGTCTATCTGGTGTAGAGCGGTTTGTAATCGACACACGCAAGATATATGATCCATACCCGTTCCAGTGCCGCTTCCATGCTTCGGCGGCACCATACGGGTTCATGGGTGGCGCTGCTGGGCCGGGAAAGCTGCTTCCGCTCTTGACGCCTATTGCAACGCCTTCTGGTTGGACGACCATGGGACAATTGAGTGTCGGCGATGCGATATTCGACGAGGGGGGGAACATCTGTCATGTGGTCTACCTTTCTCCTCTTGACCTGTCGCCCGAATCCATCCAATTGACGTTTGACGACGGATCGCAGCAAGTGTGCTGTGTGGATCACCTATGGCTTACATGGGATGCAGGCGAGTTGGCTGCGCTCACTCGCTGTTCTGAGGAGTTCAGGTCCAAGCGCAGAGCGAATCGACCGTTGCGCGGTCTCGGGAAGAAGCCGTGGACTGTGAAGATGAATCAGGATCGCCGGTACACCTACAAGGAACCATCTGGCTCGGTTCGTAGCGCCGCTGAGATTGCCGCGACGCTCACAACGCGAGACGGAAGAACGAATCATGCCGTGCGATTATCTCTTCCTCTACAACTACCGGAAGCTACACTGCCAATCGACCCCTACGTACTTGGCGCGTGGCTTGGCGATGGCGACACGAGCGGAGGAATAATCACCGGCATAGATGCCTCCATATTCGAGCAGATAGCCGCTGCCGGTTATGAACTCGAAAGCAAGGAGAATCGTCAGGGATTCTGTCCTCGATTCCGAGTTATTGGCTTGACCACGCAACTGTCGGCTCTGAAAGTGCGAGGCTATAAGCACATCCCCCAAATGTATCTCAGGGCCTCCGAAATGCAGAGGCTGGCGTTGCTCCAGGGCTTGATGGATACAGACGGAAGTGCCGACGCCAAGAGCGGGTACTGTGAGTACTGTTCGACAGATAAGAGACTTGCTGATGATGTGTTCGACCTATGCATCACATTGGGAATAAAGGCGACGATGCGAGAGGATCGGGCCAAACTAAAGGGTGTTGACTGTGGGCCTAGGTATCGAGTTTCCTTCACCACGTCACGGCCAATATTCCGGCTGAAAAGGAAACTAGCGAGACTCCCCAAGACAACTCGCCGGACCGTGAATTTCAGATACATCACCGGCGCGTCAAAGGTGGAATCTGTTCCGATGCGCTGCATCCAGGTAGACTCACCGAGTCATTTGTACCTGTGCGGACGGACGATGATTCCGACGCATAACACGATGGGGATGCTGATGGAGCAGTTCCAAGCGTGCAACGAGTTCAGCAACGAGGACGGTCCCAAGGTTCATACGATTCTGTTTCGGCGCACCTTTCCCATGCTCGAGTCAACGGTTATTACACGATTCCGTGAGTCGTTCCCAAAAGAGCTTTACCGGCAGTATAACGAGGGCAAGAACCAGGTCACTTGGCTCAATGGCGCTACGACCAAGTTCGGCTCGATGCAGTATGAGCATGACGTGTGGGGATGGCAAGGTCAATGGTTCCACATGGGCTACGATGAGTTGTGCGAGTTCACTTTCAAGCAGTGGAGCAGCGTTGCGGCCTGGAATCGCTGTCCAGTGAGCGATAAGCCGCGCAAGTATGGGGCAGGCAATCCTATCGGCATTGGCGCGATGTGGGTAGAGGATTTGTTCGTCAAGGGTATTCCCTGCATGGGGATGGACGATAGCCAGAAGGCGGCGTTTGATCCGGATGACTACGATTACTTTCCGGCGACATACCTCGACAATCCTATCTTTGCCAATGACCCCACGTTCCTCAAGAACCTGGAGGCATATCCGGCAGACGTGCGCGATGCGCTCAAGTTCGGTTTGTGGGGAGCGGCTGGCGGATACTTCAGAGGGGTGTGGGACGAGAACATCCACGTTTTCAAGGATGGCAGCGTTCGGTTCCCGGACTGGTATCGCCGCTGGATTTCAGGCAACTGGGGGTATGAACATCCGGCCAGCTACTACAAGCATTGCATGGGTCCGAACGGGGAAGTCTACACATACGATGAGCTTTACACGCAACACGAGCAGCCGGAAGACCTGGCCGAGCACATTGCGGAGTGGGCGGTCGAAGAGAACGAACACGGCAAGATGGAGATTCCGCAGTTCATCAATTTCACACATTCTTTCGATGCGGAATACAGTAAGGCAACAGCGACCATGGGCGCGGATATGCGGTCTGTCAATCAGCGCATGACGCCGGTTCTGCGGCGCGAGGGCATCCCATTGCCGCTTCCGAGTACAAGAGATAAGCTAGGCCGGGACACGCTGATGAGGGAATTGCTTGCCAAGCGGATCAGGTACGGAGAAGATGCAAGTGGGCACCCGCTGGAGTATCCAGGCTGGATGGTAAGCGACAAGTGCAAGCAGTTGCGCCGGGTCATTCCGCTGGTGAAGTCGGACCCGGTCAAGGTGGAGCAGATCGAAGGATCGAGCGACGGCTCAGACTCTCCGCTTCAGGGTTCCGGGTATGGGTTGTATGCAATCTTTGGGCGTCCAGCCTCCAAACCGTTGCAAGTGAGGCAGCAGGAGTATTATGAAGGGTTGAGTCCCAAGGCGGACATGACGGCAAAGAGCGTGCTTATGGCAAAATGGAAGCAGGACAACAATCCGAGGAAGGGGTCAGCATGGGCAGCGCGGCAGTGATATTCGTTCTTTTGGTGGTGGTTGCGATTCAGGCAATCGGGTGGTCAGCTACGGCGAAGAAGAATGTTCAGCTTGAAAAACTCATGCTCGACTGTATTGGAGGCCGAGACGTAACCATTTCTGCCGCGAATGACCGCAATGCCCAACTAGAGGCCGAAATTCAGCGTCTCCGCAAGATTCCTTTGACACAACCCCCAGAAAAGGTAGACAATTCAACCATCAAGGCCAAGTCTTCGGCGGATGTACGCCGGTTGACAGAGGCAGCGTTTGGGTTGCAACCTGAGATTGGAGCACAGAATGACATCGAGTAAATTCGCACAACTCTTGCAAAATGAGTTGATTCTGCCCCGTGACCCGCACTTGGTGGCCCGGTTTGAGGCGCTTCTGGCCGAGGTCTTCTTGGTAGACCCGGAAGACGAAGTGCCGATAGTCGTAAAACCTCAACTGAAGCCGGTGGAGGAATGGACCAGGGACGGTTTGCTCGTTCGCAGGGATGCACCAGAAGTGAACGCATCGCTTCCGGCTGATGGAGTGAATATCGTTCCCCAGTATCTGGAGAAACCGGATTACTCCACTCTTCCTTTAGGGACGGTGGTTGGGCGCGACAATCCGGCATTCGCAGGGCAGAAGCCGAGTATCGCGGACGAAGAGACCCACGCAATTCCTGAAAGTGAGGCAAAATAATGGCACGAGATGGCTTTGACGGACTCGGAAAGATGCGCGGCGGGGAGCGGAATAGCTCTTACATTCCCAAGCCGCATGGCGAAACCAAACCGCACGAATCGACTGAAGAGCAAGAGAAGAGCGACGGCGGAAGCGATCAGATTCACGAAGTCCATGACCACGGCGATGGGACTTTCCACACAGAGCATCCCGACGGAACCCGCGAAGAGCATCCAGACCATCTTCATATGCTTGCGCACCTTGGCCACAAGGTAACGGACGGCGACAAGCACATCATCTTCCACCATGACGGCATCTCGGCCCATTCCCACTCGATTGACGAGGCAGGGAATCATGAGGATCACGGCGAACACAATACCGCCGAGGAAGCCAAAGGCGCCTTGGATAAATTCTTTGGCGAAGAGTCTGAGGAGCCGCAGCATCAGCACGGCGAAGCAGAGAACGAAGAAGGCCCAGCACTGGGCGGAATGTAACCGGGCAGAACGCCCAAGGAGAATGACGTGAAAAAGACATTTTCGATTATCGGCGCGTTGCTTC